TATTCAGGTCAGCCTGTACATTTTGCTGCTGGTGTTACAACTGCTATTGCAGCTACCCCTACGACTACGTTTTCGGCAACGAATACTCCTATAGGGATAGCCTGTGGTTTTCGTTATATTGACGGAAGCACAGGAGCACTTACGTTTTCTAATCATCTTGTAGCAAGCGCGATGACTGCCAGTGGACATAGTGATGTTCAAGTTTTTGTCTGGGACAATCCTCGTGCTGTCTTCAAGGTACAATCAGATGCAGCAATGACTTCGGCAGATGCAGGGAAAAACTCTGCTTTGACGAACATTACTTCTGTTAATACTTTGGATTTAAGTAAACAAAGTAAAATGACAGTTGACGCTGATGCTGCTACAACCGCAACCCTAGCTGTTCGTATTATTGGGCTATTTGATGCGCCTAATAATAATTGGACTGATACATATCCTGATGTTCTTGTTACATGGAACCCAGGTGTGCATCAGTACGATATGAGCACATTAGCATAAGGAGGCTGAGAAATGGCTATTTCACGAGCACAAATGCTGAAGGAGCTGCTTCCTGGTCTCAATGCTTTGTTTGGTTTGAGTTATGAAACCTACGAAGATGAGAGTGCAGAAATCTATGAGACTGAAACTTCTGATCGTTCATTCGAGGAAGAAGTAAAGTTAACGGGTTTCGGGCAAGCTCCTGTTAAACCAGAAGGCGAAGCTATTGCTTACGATACTGCAAGCGAAAGCTTTTCCGTCCGTTATAACAATGAAACCATTGCGATGGGCTTTGCTATTACGGAAGAGGCAATGGAAGATAACTTGTATGACTCTCTTTCAGCCCGTTATACAAAAGCTTTGGCAAGAGCCATGGCTTATACCAAACAGGTAAAAGCTGCGGTTCCTCTTAACCAAGGTCTTCCAACAACCAACAACTATAACTCAGGTGACGGTGTTTCTCTTTTCAACACTGCTCATCCTACAGTTGCTGGTGGCACGAACTCAAACACTCCAACAACGCAGGCTGATTTGAATGAGACCTCGCTTGAGGCCGCTGTAATTCAAATTGCTGGTTGGGTTGATGAGAAGGGTTTGTTGATCGCTGCCCGTCCTCGTAAACTTATTGTCCCGCCAAACAACATGTTTGTGGCAACTCGTATCCTAGATTCGGATGGTCGCACAGGTACGGCAGATAATGACATCAACGCTATCAAGCACAATGGTACGGTTCCAGAGGGGTATGCAGTAAACCATTATCTTACTGATTCAAACTCTTGGTACATTGTTACTGATGTGCCTAATGGCATGAAACACTTTACTCGTGTTCCTCTCCAGCAGTCTATGGATGGTGACTTTGATACGGGTAACGTGCGTTACAAAGCAAGGGAGCGTTATTCGTTTGGCGTTTCTGATCCTCTCGGAATTTTTGGTTGCGAAGGTGGATCTTAATAATGGAAGGGGGCTTTATGCCCCCTTTTTTTTCTGGGGTTAACTAGCCTTACTGACTGTCCCAGCAGACTCTATGAAGACAGTTTGGCTTATCTCTCATAGGAGAATAAAATGGGTTCAACAACTTTTTCTGGTCCAATTAAAGCAGGCACTATTAGCCAGACAACAGGGACAACCGTTGGCACTGATATGAAAAATGTCGGTCAGGTGGTAATGGCTCAGTCTTTAGCCATTGATTTGTCAAGCGGTGCTATTGCAGCGTCTGCAACGGATGTAATCATTCCAGCAAATTCGCAAATCATCGACATTGTTTTTGATATTATTACTGCGGCGAGTGGCACAACCAATATCAGTGTGGGAGCAGTTGGCGGTTCAGCTACTGCTTTTGTTAATGCCTATACCATTGGCACAACGGCTGGCAGGCAGTATCCCACTACAAAAGCTGGGGGTGCCTTAGCGTGGGAAGATGTCGGAACAAGTGATGTAAGACTGAATGTTACTAACTCAGCGGCAACATCTGCTGGCGAAGTAAGGCTTACTGTTCTTTATCAGCAAAATACTAATTATTCTTAACGAACTAGAAGGAGGTTTTGATGACTACGTTAAAGTCATTTACATATACCTACTCAGGCTCGGCTGAAAACCAAAGCAATCCTGCTGCAGATAGTGATGCGTTAGCTGATGCAGCAGCTGTAACTGATGATCAGTTTTATGTCCTTTTAGATGGGGGCATGGCAACGGCTGGAGATGGTGATGGCATCTGCGCTTCTCAAAGTGTAGCAGGTCAGCTTTCTATTAATGGCGCTGATTCAGAGGAAAAAGATGGACAGAGACGAGTAAACTTTACCGTGTTTTCTCCTCGCCGCGTTTCAATTTCTTCAAGCAACAATAATTCTTCATTAACTTTTACGGTCAAAGGTCTTAATGAGTCTGGTCGTGAAGTAAGTGAAACATTAACGGGACCTAATTCAGCAAGTGTTTACACAGCAAATTTGTATTCACGGGTGGATTTAATTTACAGTAGTGGTACAACAAATGCCGTTACTGTAGGTGACAATGCTAATCATGTTGATTTAGGTAGCTTGTGTAGAAAAGTTAATATAACTTCAGATGGAAACTCTAGTTCTATTACATACACGGTAACAGGGTTAGATGTTTACGGAAAATATCAGACAGAAGATATAACAGGACCAAGCTCTGCGACAACAGCAGGTTCTAAATATTTTAAATTTATCTCTTCAATTAAAGCTTCGGCTTCTGATAGCAACAGTGTTAGTGCTGGAGTTATAGCGGGTATTAGAATTATGATTAATAATCAGGATACTCGTTTAAAGAACTGGTATATGGTGCAAGGAGCAAACGCAGGCAAGGCTGAAATATCTATGGAGAATGGCGCAACATCGTCTGCTTCAGGAACAGCAAAGTTAGTGTTTAATCCTGGTCAAGGTGATGGAGTTGTTAATTATCCTAACATTGGAGGAAGTGGCATTCGGTTTCCTGCAAGCATGAGTTTTGATATGCCTGTGGATGCTGACTTGTTAACCTCTGCTACATTTATGTTTGATGGTTGATATGAACGTAGTCTCACAATTTATGGCACATGAAAAAAAATGTGCAGTAAGATGGGATGCAATGGATCGCTACTTAAATCGTTTAGAGATAATGATGTGGGGATTTAATGTAGCAATAATTTTTGAATTGTTTACGATAGTAATGAGGTTTGTTTAATGGCTACTGCCCGTGACGCAAAGGTGTCTAAGGTTATGGGTGAATTTAAACGCGGAACTCTTAAAAGCAGTTCAGGTAAAAAAGTTACTAATCGTAAACAAGCATTGGCAATAGCAAACAGTGAAGGAGATAGGGTTATGCCACAGGGTAAAGGTACGTATGGTTCAAAAGTAGGGCGACCAAAAAAAACCATGAGCAAGGGAGGTGCATTAAAGAAAAAGAAAACACAGGGATTTAATGCACGGCTTGATGAATCTTTAGGTTCACGTAATCGCAAGACTAAAGGAAAACTTGCTGGTAGAAGACGTGAGAGTGAAGGTATGGAAAAAGCAATGGGTCGCAGAAAATTTGCTGCGGTTAAAACCATGGACAAGGGTAGAAAGAAAAGGAAGAAATAATGCCTACATTAAATCCAAAGACTGCTTCTAAGAACAAGGTTAATACCAAAGATGCATATGGTAATATGCCTGTTGCTGTAGAAGGAGATGGCGGTGATGTTGGGGAAGCCAAGCAGCGTCGTGTAGCGGCCTATGGAGTCAATCAAGGTGGAAATGTAATCAGGCAAACCAAAGGACTTTTTACCTATGGTCCTATGGCTTAGGAGATTAACATGGCAGATATTTCTAGGTTTAGCAAAAATCCTAAAGTAGGTCGAGGTTTTGATACAGCTTTGCCTGCTGAAAAGGAAGCAGAGTACACTAGAAGAGTAAGTCCTCTTGGTAAATTTTCTCCTCGTGCAGCTATATTGTCAGGAGTAAGCAAAATAATAGATGCTTTCAGCGATGATGAAACAGCGACAGGCAGAAGACATGCAAGAAACGCTGTTAAAAAAATGAAAATTGGTGGTAAAAATCCTAAAGAAGGGGGCGGTATGATTAGAGATAGACGTGATGGCATGGCTATGGCAGGGCGCACTCGTATTCCTAGAATGGATGATTCAAAAATTCTTATGGAAGCTGGTGGATATTTTAGTGGAGACACTATGAGTGGTCGTGGAACTATGGCTGGTGAGCTTGGCAAAAAAGGTTCTATGTCTGTGCGTGAGGCTGGTGAGGATATGTACGAACTTAGTAAACGCAAACGCGGTATGCAAGGTGGTGGTGGAGTAGCTTCTAGTTCTTACAATCGCCGCTTTAATAATAAAAATAAATAAAAGGAATTAAAATGGCGGTTGAAACAACAGCTACTTTTAATCTGGATATAAACGAAATGGCTGAAGAGGCATTTGAGCGTTGTGGTTTAGAGATGCGTACTGGATATGATCTTAAAACAGCTAGGCGTAGTTTAAATCTTATGGGGCTTGAGTGGCAGAACAGAGGTCTTAACTTGTGGTGTATTGAAGAAAAGTCTTTTGCTTTTACTCAAGGCACACAAAGTTATACTCTAGATGACGATACTATTGATCTTATTGAAGCGGTGGTTCGTACTAATCCAGGAACTCAAAACCTTCAAATTGATTCAAGTCTTTCGCGTGTGTCTCCTGTTACATATGCAACAATCCCAGACAAGTTAGAGCAAGGCCGTCCAAATCAATATTGGGTCGATAGACAAAGATCTGCTCCTGTAATTTACATTTACCCGACAGCAAGCAGTGAGTTTGACAGCGCACAGTTTGTATATTGGCGTGTAAGAAGAATGACTGATACAGGAATAAAGGGATCGAATAATTATGATATTCCAGCTTTGTTTTTGCCAGCAATGGTAGCAGGTTTAGCGTACTATATTTCTTTAAAAAAACCTGAAGCCTCTCAAAGGGTTCCTCTTTTAAAACAAATTTATGAGGAGCAGTTTCAATTAGCGGCTGAAGAAAATAGAGTTAAGGCTCCTTTTAGATTAATTCCTTTAGCGGAGTATTATTCAGCATGAGTTATCCTTACGCACGAGGCAAGTATGCTTATGGTTATTGTGATAAAACAGGGTTCCGTTATCCTTTAAGTGATTTAGTTTATGAAGTGGAAAAAGGAATACGCACTGGACTTCGTGTTGGCAAAGACGTTTTTGATCCTGATCAACCTCAGAACTGGGTAGGTGTAATTCCTATTACTGATCCTCAAGCATTATTTGATCCTCGTCCCAATGGAGCTACAGCAGGTCGTGGTTTGTTTTCTTGGGACCCAGTAGGGGATGGTAATAGTGCTAAGGTTTTAGGAACTGAAGGTCTTACAACAATGCAAATAAGTTCTTCTATTGGAACTGTAACTATTAAAACGAGTTAGCAATATGTCTTTAACTTATTCTACTTTGGTGCAAGCAATTAAAGATTATACGGACAATACAGAAACAGTTTTTGTTTCTCAGATTGATCAGTTTATTTCTAATGCAGAACAACGAATTTTATTAGAAACTCAACTGGCGGTGTTTCGTAAAAACCAACAAGGAACTTTATCTGCGTCAAATAAATACTTAGCGTTGCCTAATGATTTTTTAGCGCCTTTTTCTTTATCGGTTATTTCTTCCAACACATATCATTTCCTCCTTAACAAAGATGTTAATTTTATTCAAGAGTCCTATCCTGATACAACAGAAACAGGAAGACCAAAGTTCTATGCAATTTTTAATGATACAAATTTAATTGTAGCTCCGTTGCCTGATGTAGATTATACAATGGAGTTTCATTATGTTTATTCTCCTGAAGGTTTATCTTCCACTAATACAACTACATGGCTAGGAACAAATGCTTCGGATACATTGCTTTATGCTTGTTTAATAGAAGCTTATATATTTATGAAAGGCGATCCTGAATTATTAAG